CTGCATTGCAAGCAGGTGAGTATTACAACCTTAGACTACCCATTGAAGCCGATGCACAAATTGGCGTAAACTGGGCTGAAGTACACTGATGTTATTAATTGATTGCGACTTTATTGCTTATAAGTCAGCACAAGTATGCGAAGAAGGTATAGATTTCGGTGACGATGTTATCGTTGCACAGTCTAACTTTAGTCAAGTACTAAAAGTGTTTGATAATGAGCTTAAAAAAGTTCAGACCGCTATGATGGAAGACGATGTAATCCTCTATTTTTCTAGTCCTCAAAATTTTAGGAAGAAAATTTATGCCGATTACAAGGGTCATCGAAACCGTAGGAAACCCCTAGGTTACAAACGCCTTGTCAACCATTGCAAAAAG